GATGTTGTGGCAATCCTAGTGAAAAAGGAGAGAAGTGTAAATAACCAGACGCAACCATAAGAATACGCCTAGAGACACGAAAACTGATCGGGATATAGATTCTATCGAGGAGGTGGGAAGAATGGGGATAAAGGGGAATTTTGAGGGGATCGGAAAAGCGAACGACATAGAACGGGAAACACGAGAAATCCCCTAACATCCCTAACAAAAGCCTGAAACGTAAGCGAGGAAAGGGATAGAGATGTTATTTACTCTCTAACATTGATTAACAGAGATAACTTTTTCTTTATCCTTCCCCTTGTCCCTTGTCTTTTTGTAGTATGCCTGTAGCGAGGTGTAGGACATTAGGGTACAAAAAAAGGACAGAGAGTGTTATTTACTCTCTATCCTTTTCTTTTAGCTTTTTCTTTTAGCTTTTTACCCGTAATTGATTCTCATCTTTTAACAGGTGCTTGTGTAGTTTGCGAAGCTTTTGGTATATGATATGCTTTCTGCCATTTAATTCTGCAATTTGGTTGTTGATTTCTTCTAACTCTAGTTCGAGTTCAAGTTCAAGTTGTTCTATTTCTTCGTTGTTCATTAAAGATTGAGCAAATAGCTCAATCTCTTTGCAGAAAATTCGAGCTTTTTTAATTTTAGGAATTTGTGTTGTTTCGATTGGTTGTTTAGCGTTATCCATAATCTTGTTTTTCCGTGTTTTGTTTTTTCTATTGTAGATCATTCTCCCAATAAAGTCAAGTAGGTGGGAGAATTATTTCTGAGCAGATGTACTACGTCTTTGTTGGTAGCGTTGGTGTTGATCCTGTTTTCGTTTAGGATCGAGTTCTCGGTGTTCTAAGCAGTACCCAGATTTGTTTCGGGTATTAAGTGCCGTAAATTTACCTAAAACTAAGCAGGCAGCACAGTATTTAGTTTCAGGGATAATTGCTTCTGTAGAAAAGTTGATTCCTTTTTTTGCGATTATCTCAGGAGGTTTATCGCAGATTAAAGCTATTTTTGTCAAAGCTACGCCTGATAAAGAGTAATCTTGTAGTTTAACAAGACTTAAGTTAGTGTCAATGTTGTCGATTTTCTGAATAGAAGATTTTAAAATTTTAAAATCTTCTGATTTAAGGGACAAGATTAGAATCATGGTAAATACGCTGTCAATAGATTAAATTAAGCAGTTTACTGATTTGCTTAGGTCACTGAATTTTAGACAATATAAACAAGCTTTCGGACTTTTTTGGTTCACCTTCTCTGTTTAGAATAGATACGGTCTGTTTGGTAAATTTTGTGTTATCGATTACTTCTTGAGGCTTATTTACGCAAGCATCTCACAAAAGAGATTTAATTTTAATTGCTTGGTTCTGAGTTCAATTACTTGAGATTCCCACAGAGGCAAGTGTTGAGTTTAGGCAATTTTTTCTTAGTCGTTCGTTGTCTTTGGTCAGTTGGGCGACTTGACACTTAAGCTTCTCTGTTGACTGTAAAACGGAATAACTTCCAGTTTTTCGGATTGAAGGAAGAACTTCCTGTACTACCCAATCTTGAAAAGGTTCTGATTGAGGCTTACGGCTAGTAAGAACTAATCGGTAGAGTCCAGACTCTGAAATGACTACCATTTCTCGGTTTTGACCTGACACGGTTAATAACCGTGTCAGCTTTTCATATTTACTTCTAGTTGCTGATAACTGATAACTGATAACCAATTTACTATCTAGTGTTACATCCCAAAATCCCATAAGGATCTCCGTCTTCTTCAAAATCTATACTATTCCATTGCTGAATAATTTCTTCAGCAAAAGCCTTAGTTAGCAGGGAACCCGGACGATAATACGATCTTCTGTAATGGGCTACTTCTGCAGCAGTTAAAATTTCAGGAGTGGTAGTCCGGAGGTTGATATAATCAGCAAATTCTTGAGCAGTCATTACCTTTTTGGAATTAACCATTGTCTTCTTGATGATTTTCCCCCTACTTAAGCTTCGGGGTATCCCTAATAGGGATTAGATAAAGCGCACGCAACTACGACTATAGTTCATAGTTTCAATTCCTAATAGGAGTTTTTTGTGCAGCTACCCTAAATAAGTCACTTAATTCTTGAAAATAGGTGTTTTGCTGTGCCACTTTAGGCACTGGCACTACAGGAAAAGCGGTAACATACCTCTTGATAAGAAATACACTGAATCTTTCCTTTAATATTTTCAAATACCCAATAATCGCCATCGCTATCTTGATAAATAGCATTAGCATTTAAATCAATAGGAATCTCAAAAGTTGCAGATGTTTCTCCTTTTTTACCTTTAAATTTTCGACTTACAGGCTCGATAAACTTCTTAGTGAATCCACCGTGCTTAATATCTTTTTCGGGTGAGATTTTCGCTACCCATGCTTTCCAAGCGCGGCGAGGAGTTTCTAAAATAAGAGTCCGAGTTTTCGGCAATCTTTTAAAAGCCACGATATTATTTTTTTGAAGCTGTTCAATTGCGGCTTCTACTTTTAGAATTTCTATAACAATCTTAGCTTTGGCACGATTGCCTTTTGTAATTTTAAGTTGAGATTCCAATCGAGCCAGTTTAGATTGTAGGTTATTCATGATCTGTGATTTGTGGTTTGTTTACTTTTCTATATTAGATCGTTCTCCCAATAAAGTCAAGTATATGGGAGAATTATTTCTGAGCAGATGTACTAAGTACATTTGCTTGTTATCATTGTAGATAGATTGTAGATAGGGTGATCGACAACCGAAAGCCTTGCAGAGTTTTTACTCCATTGTAATTAGGGTTTACTAGAGGGGTTCCGGGGGGAACCCGTGGTGGTCTAGGCGAGTTTGTACACGCCGTTCCCGATGTTTTTGATAGCCCATCCGTACTTAGTCACTAGCGAAGAACGGGAAGGGCTGTACGACCTCCAATTCAAGGCGGTCGCCACTTCTTCCTTAGTCGCCCCATCGAGTAACAAGTCATACTCGATCCGAAGCTTTGTGCCTTCGGCGGGGACGGCTTTTTCCCCGTTGAATACCCGTGGTTTCCGTTCCCCGCCAGACTTGCGGCTTGACGATTTTTTCTCGATACCTAACCAAGCTTCCCAATCTTGGGATTTAAACCATTTAGGATTGAAAAACTGGCTGTCCATCGTGGACATGATAGCCCCATCTTTATTCACCGCGTAATATTTATCGTTGTCGGTAAATAGGCGGCAGTCTATATTGATTAGCCCTGTGTCTTGCCACAAGGGATTAAGCCCTTTCGAGGATAACCATTCGGAGATGGTTGGGATGTAGACGGGAGTGTTTAGTTCCAGCCATTCACTGTACAGCATTATATGAGTTTTTACTTTTAGCGATTCCCATACTTCCATAGGGATTTTCGTAATTCCATTGAAACTTACATCGGCTAATAGTATTAGTCCTTCAGCGTGGTCGATAGTAATCATATACTTTTTGTCAGGAGTAACATGAATGTGAAATTTTGTATTATCTTCTTTTTCCTCAATTTCAGTTACTTCAATTTCTTCCGACTCAGTTTCCTCAACTTCAGTTTCTACGGTTTCTTCAGGGGTCGTTTCAATTTTATCGATAATCTCGGTTTCAGTTTCGGCTTCGATAGTCTCGGCTTCATCGATAGTCTCAGTTTCCTCTACTTTAATTTCTACGGTTTCTTCAATCTCAGTTTCAGTTTTAGTTTCCTCAATCTCAGTTACATCTAAAAAACCTACATAGCGAGGATAGTTATGACCTTGTGGATCGACCACAAGTGGATCGCCGTTTAGAGATGTTACGAGTAAGCAGTTCTGCTCCCCGCCCTTGCCAGCTAACCATTCATAATCAGATAAAAGGGAGTGTTTAAACTCAGCGAAGTCTTCATCGGATAATGTGATTTTTTCGGCGATAATCACATCAGTCTCGTAACAATTATCGGGAACCTGTTTTAAGTATTCCTCGATTGTTGCGTTTTTATTGATCTTTGGAAATTTAACCCGTGCTTTGATTTCTACATTTTCAATGCTAATCGGCTCGATATTCGGAGTCGGGAAATAATCACAGGCATCGACTAAAGTTGCATCGGTCAAGTTTTCCTCAATCCAAGTAACAATAGAATCACGCAATTTGTCTTTAGAAATCCCTACTAATTTTAATCCTGCATTGTGAGCGACGTTTAGTTCCTTGCCGATAGCTTGTAATTCGGAGTAAACTTCGCAGGTTTTGATGGTTTCGATAGATAACATGATGTTTTTTCCTTTTGTTCGTGATGTTTGTTTTGGGGTTTTTGTTTTTCCCTCATGACTTAAGAATATTGGTGATTTCTTGAATTGTCAAGTGAAATCCAAACACTCCCCTAATGCTCAAAATCCTTGACCTCACTGGATTACAGCGATCAGTCAAGGATAAGCCAAGTAAATTTAATATAAAAGTTTTAACCCATAAGCCCCTCTTGGCTTAAAGTTTCAAGTTTGGGATAGGGAAGGGATAGCGGGGCGATCGCTTTTCGCATTTTGCGATCAAGAGGATATAGATAGCGATATTTCGATGATCCCTTGATAATTGTCACGTCGGGATGTTTTTCCATCCCCTTGTACTTATTCCGGAATGATCGACCTTGCCAGCGTTTTCCCTTATATAGATATTCGTCGCTCGCCTGGGAACGACCGCAGTAAATCCAATTCCCTGCTTGGTAGATAATCCCTAGATGCCCTTGCTCTGGATCGGCAAAAGAGATGATCAGCCTTAATCCGGGCGATTGTGACTTTAATAGAGCGATCGCCTTCGCAACGATCATCGTGACTGGCGATTCGTGATGCCTCAAGGCTACCCGCACCAATTCGCAACACTCGGTAGATCTTAATCCGTAGGGTTTGCCGAGGTTGTTGTTAGCGCCTACCCCGAAAATGACCGCCCCGACGAATCTATCATCTTCCCATACCCCGATCTTGACCAATTTACTCGTAGGAATACACCTGGAATAGTGATAATTCTCGCAGGCGTATTTTGCCGCTTCGTGGCTACAAAATGCCACCTTTAAATCGCTATTCATTTACCCATGTATGCCCGCACTTCGGACACTTGATCGGTTTTTTCTGGTCTAGGCGGGGTTGTTCTTCATCGCTCGGATCGAAGTCTGGGAGATCGTTTTTTTCGCTATCTCCTACATTCAAGGTAGCAAGGATTGAATTTAAATCGCCCATCGCTCCTAAATCTTCACCCTCGCTATCGAGATATTCTGCCTGTTCTAATAGCAGATCGTGATCGAATAATCTTAGCTCATCGATAGGATCGAGTCCTGCTCCGTGAATCGTAGAATGATTGTGCAAAATGGAGTATTTTACAGCTTTTCCCTCACTTTCCGCCTCTACTCCTATCAAAACAGGCACTAACCATTCTCCGTCTTTATCGGTCAAAATTCCCCGCGGCGGCTTAATATTCCGTTTTTTGATTTCTAGTAAAGCCGCACGGCGATCATGACCCTCTGTAATCCCTCCTTTCCCCTTGTTAAGAGACGGGTCTATGCCTATCGGGTCTTTAAATCCAAATTCAAGAATCAGAGCGATCGTGTTTTCGGTCGCGTGCTTTTTGGAATTGCTTTTTAGCGGAACAAGATCGGAGAGGCGGCGATATTCGATCGCTAACTTATCTGGCATAATTGAGTTGTCTAGTATGATTACAAACTTTACCTTATCTAAATGCCAATAGTAAAAGAAACAGGAAAGCGACCAAAAAACTTAATTCCGAAAGAACCTATCGAATTTGTAAATTTTCCAGTCTGGGAAAAACAGCCTTACGAAATGCCAGAGTGGTACGAAAGATTCTCGCTTTGGTATTTATCTTTACCAAGTGGCTACCGAACGCTTAACCGCGCCTATCAAAATTGTTCAATTGCGGCAGGACAAGAAATTCCGAAAACGCAAATCAAGCGAAATATCGATACGCCAGATAACTGGGAAATTGCTTGCAAGAATTACCGATGGGAAGAACGAGCGAGAGCTTACTGGCTAAAAAAAGTCCAAGAACAAGACGGGCATATTGACCATGTTTTGACCGAAATTCGCGAGAGAACACTAAAAATAGCCTTAAAAAGCCTTGACAAGATCGAGGCGATGACGAACTATCCGATTAGTAGAAAGCAGATTACATCGATTGATGAAAAGGGAAACCCGCTACAAGTAACAATTGAACCCAATGGCAACTGGTCACACCGGGACGCTCTTACCATGACAAAAACTCTAACCGAGACACTAGAAAAAGTCATGGGACTAGATACCCTCGAATATGCCCTAAACATTGTCCAGAAAAACGGGTTAGCGGTTATCGATCCCGATGGGAAGATAATTGGGCAGGGAGCGATCGAGCCGAGTGTTGATGACCTAACGGCAATTATTCGTGATAGCGCAGTAATTGATGAAGATGTGCTAATTCCTACTAGAATGACCAGCGAGGAAGAATGACTACAACATTGATAGATAACCTAGAGTTTTACAATGCTTTTCTTGCGTTAGAATTAGCAAAAGTAGAGACTGATTATGGCTATCAAAACCCCCAGTTAGAACAAGGTTTTGATTTCTATGTTGATAACAATTTCGATTGGTCATCGCTTCCTGTTCATGAAATAATGTTCACGCTAAAATTCCGTGAAATGCTTTACAATCGGGCAAGAAAAGCGATTAAGCCCGATGGGATTAAATATGGTGACTTTTGTGTTCCTTTGGTGAATTTTAAAACCCTAGAAAGACAGCGGAAATACCTCAATGTTCAAATGTAATAAACAATTTAAAGTTATCGAAAGTGCCGGCTACGCTAAAAACACTACAATTTTTACTCTTTACCAAAGAAGAAATATATTTAAGGTAATCGGGTATTCTCTTATGTTTCCAGTTATTGTAATTATATGCGTCGGTAATTTTATCTGCGGGCAAGATAATGTTTTTACGATCTGGGAATGGTGGAAAGATATTCAATGGGAAGAACTACGCACGTTCAATACCCTTGAAGATGCAATTAACTATAAGGTCGATTTCTGCGGGGAAAAAGAAGAAAAAACCTATTGGTTATAAGCAATGAAATTCCGTAACGGACTATCGATTAAAAACCGATCAAAGATTAAATCCAACACGGAAACCTATCGCCGCATTCAAGAAACGAATGCGGCAAATAATATCTTCACATTTCCTCGTTTGCAGGAAGGAAAACAGGCTCTTTTCGGGGCAGTTGACGCAGATGTAATAATTTTCGGCGGTGCGGCCGGCTCCGGGAAATCTCACGCCCTTTTAGTCGATTTTGCCCGACAAGAATTTATCGATAATCCCGACTACCGAGCGGTAATTTTTCGGCGTACTTATCCCGAATTTACACAAGCGGGCGGATTAGTCGATGAAAGCAGGAAAATCTATCAACCAATCAAGGGAAGTTTCGCAGAAAAACCGAACCTTGAATGGAGGTTTGCAAGCGGTTCGCGAATATCATTTCGGCATTTACAGCACGAAAAAACCGTTTACAGCTACCAAGGGGCGCAGATTGCCCGGATAGGATTTGACGAACTCACTCACTTTACGGAAGATCAATTTTTCTATCTCCTTTCCCGTAATAGATCGGTATCGGGAATTAAGCCGGCAGTCAGGGCTACCTGTAACCCCGATGCTGATAGTTGGGTAGCCGATTTTATCTCGTGGTGGATCGACCCGCGGACGGGATACGCTATCGAGGAAAGAGCGGGAGTCGTGCGGTATTTTGTACGAGAAGGAAATACCGTACATTGGGCTGATACAAGAGATGAACTAATCGAAAAGTTTGACCTTAAAAACAAGCTTTTCGAGATGATCCCGCCCGATATTCGAGAGGAGTTTTTAGCGGACGATGATGTAAAAATTAAACCAGAAGATTTAGTAAAAAGCTTCACTTTCATCCCCGCTACAATTTTTGATAATCGAGCCTTAATTAAGGTCAATCCTACTTACCTTGCTAACCTGTACGCTCTCCATCCGATCGAGCGAGAAAGGCTACTCAAGGGAAACTGGAAGGTTAAATATGAAGCTGGAACTGTTTTTGATCGCACATGGTTCGAGATACTGGATAGCATTCCCGATGACTGGAAACTGATCGGAAAAGTGCGATTCTGGGACTTGGCCGCTACAGCGAAGGAAAATGCCGAGAATTATCACTGCTACACTTCTGGAACGCTTGTCTATAAATACGAGCGTATTAAAACCGTACTATCGGACGGAAAAGAAGTACGAGAATTTGTTTACGTTGTCGCTGATAACCTCTGTGAGCAGAAAAAAGTCGGGGAAGTTGAATTAATGTTGAAAAACACTGCCGGGATAGATGGGAAAACCGTGGCGGTTCGGTGGGAACAAGAGGGCGGATCGAGCGGTAAATTTGTAGAAAATACGATCACTAATGTCATCCGAGAATATCATCCGAATCATGATGTGGCAGCGATCGCCCCACAGGGAGACAAATTAACACGGGCGTTACCTGCGGCTACGGCGGCCAGTAGGGGACAGATATTTTTACTTCGTGACTCCGTCTGGAATAATCGATTTCTTAATGCTTGCCAGAACTTTGATGGCAACAAAAAGACACCACCGGTAAATGACATAGTTGATTCCTTGTCTGGCGCGTTCTATTCCCTTGAAAATGAGTTTCTGGGACATGATGATGATGGAGTGATGCCGATTGCATCGCCCGGACTGGTGAACGAATTTAGGGGCGGATTATCGAGGGGACGGGGACGGTAACGCAGGCACGGGAGTCGAACCCGCTGTTTCAAGGTTATGAGCCTTGCGTGAGCCGTTTCACTCACCTGCATTATCCATCATAACAGAAACTTTCAGAAATCGTATAATAAAAATGCCCCCGATCGCTTCGGGGGACTCACCAAAATGTTAGAGAGGTACTAACAAATGGCTAATTTAAGTTTACAGCGATTTGACAATGACGGTATTGAACTTTTAATCGATACCGAGACTGGGGAGAGCTTCGCTAGTCAAGCGGGCTACGCTCGGATGAGCGGGGTTCAGTATGACACAATCCGCAAACGCGTACAGCGATTATCTGAAACCTCCAGTGACACGATCACCCTAAAAACAGCCGAAATCGAGACACCGGAAGGGATTCGTTCGGTGACATTGATTCCTGAGTCTATTATCTGCCGATGGATTGTTATGGATAATCCAAGCGTGACCGAAAATCTTATGAGACTCGGAGTTCGGGTATTTCTTCACGAAATGGCTGGCTACAAGGTTACGAGCGAAGCGACCGATCCCCCGCGTCCTTTAAGCGAAGCGGAACTAGAGATCGAGAAAATTCGGGTAGAAGCTCAGGCAGATATTGAGAAAATGCGAGAACTTAAAGGACTCGACACCTCAATAGGTGTTCAATACTATTGCCTCGAACAAGAGCGAGTAAAAAAAGAAACAGAGTGTATTAAGGCAAAAACCGAGGAACTCCGATTAGAACGCGCCAAGCTTACCCGCTCCCCGAAAAAGGAACCCCTGTACCCCGCAGGAACTGTCTTGCTCACTCCAGAACAGCTACGGGAGAAGCTAATCGAGGATATAGCGGACTACATTGATCGTCTCGAACGGGAAAAAGGGATAACCCCGAAAGTTCGTGATCTTCACCACAAGTTCCAGTCTCGCAAGATTCCCGATGAAAAAGGAAACCTTGTTAAAGTCAATTCCGCTATCTTGCGATCGCTCTTACCGGAAGCTTCTAATCGGCGCGTGAAGGTGTCGAGAACCCACTAGAAACATCGATTACCAAGCTAAAACTTAAAGGGACTAAGGGAGTTTTTCCCTTAGTCCCTAATAGTACAAATAGATTAACCCAAGTTGTCAGCTACAGGTTTACCTTTCCATTTTAGCTTGAATCTAAACTAAAACGTCAAGCGGT